TTTGTTGGATTATAAAGTGTATAATCGATTTCGTCGTCTGATAAAGCAAACTGAGTGATACGGAATGTACCATCGTTTTTAGCAAGTAACTCTCTGCCCTTATCTGTTAAGATAGCATCTACTGTTACTACTGAATTATTTAAATATCCCATTGTTTAAATACGTATTTTGTTATAAATATATTGAATTAGTTTTTTTTTCCAAGTTTAGGTGTTTATACTTTTCTCTACTATGTAACTTAGATTATCTATTATTACAGGAGAAGGTGTAGTTCCTAAAAGTACTCCCTTGCCTAAACCACTTAAAGTATTACCTGTTAGAAGCATAAATTGACCTTGAGAAGCTTTCCAGATTAAACACCCATTATCATCACCTCCCCCACCATAAGTTTCTGATGCGAGTCCAGTATTAAATTCTAAAATTAAAGTAGTATTACCACTAGTACCTACAATTTCGTAAACACCTAATTTTTCTAATACAAATTGATTTGGGTCTGTATTTAATTGTTGTACTGTACCAAATTGAGGTCTTAACGTACCTTGTATAGGACTTATTAATTGGTAATAAGAACTTATAAACCACCTTTCTCCTAAAGCTAAATCTCCAGCTATTTCACTTACTACACTTGATGCTGATTGTGAAAAACTTGAGGTTACGTAATTTCCAGAGGTGTTAGTAGAAGTTGTTCTAATTTGGTTTGTTGAAGATGAAAAAGTAAAGCCATTACCATTAACTTCGGCTACAGCACTAGAACTTTGATTAAAAGGAATAAAGTAATTTGCTACTGAAGGTACGGAATAACCATAATCTACTATTTTTGTATTTGTTATTGTTGTAACATTTGTAGAAAATTGAAAAAATGTAGGAGATAAATTTATAGGAAATTCTTGTGCTGATGATGTTAAAAAACCTGGTTGTTCAGCTCCATAATTACTAACTGCATCTTTATCGCCCGCTACTAAAATAAGTTTATTTAAATTAAGAATACCACTATTTTGGATTTCAGGGTAACTTCCACCACCCCAATTAAATTGTAGTAAACCTGCATCAAATAAATTAACAGAGGGTTCGCCTAAAGTTGTAACTCCAATATTATCGTTTTGATAATTTTGGACGTTTAATGATTCAGAAATTGAGGAAGAATTAAAATTATCTGTGGTATTTTTTACTCCATAATATCTAATACCACTCCACCAAACTGAAGTGTAATTTGAATCTGGGATTGAAGCTGGGTAGGCTGATCCTGATATAATTGCTCCAAAATTAACTGGTATGTTTTGGCTAGTTGCATAATTAACTTCTTGAATTGTAGTATTTAATCTATTTTCAAGAGCATTGTTCATTGTAGCATTGTAGTCATTTGAATTCCAATTACCTATATTATTTAGGAAAGGATTTAAATTTATATTACCTGAAGTATCACTAAAATTAAAAATATCTGCTAAAGCATTATAACTTATATCAGTACCATTATCTCCAGTAGTGTAACCTAATCTAACTCTCCAAATTGTAGTCCCCACAGGACTAACATCAGTGATAATACCTGTAATAATTTTATTAACAGGAACAAATGTAAGTTCATATTGTATAGGAAATGTTATAGTATCTCCTGGGTTAAGATTGCTTATAGCTTCTTGGATGTTTAATCCATTAGTATCTATCTCATTAATAAGTAATTCATCTACAAATTGATCCCCAGCAAGAGGATTACCACCTGGTGGATTCCCTAGACTATAAAATATTTGACCACTTCCAGGATTAACATCATTTGAACCTGTAATCTGGTAGTTTACTATAATGGTAGATACTTGTTTAGCAAGATTGGCTAAATTAAGTTCACCATCATTATCTGTGTTAATGTAAGAACCACTAAACTCACCATTATAAAATTCATCTTGTGAGGAATGAATTTGAATATCTAGCCCATAAGGGTTAGCTATACTCTCAGACCAGCTTTGAGTTACACCATAAACATTAGATAAACCATTAGCTATATAGTATGGGTTTGTATTTAAACCATTTAAATTATTAGCTGAGCCTCCAGCTCCTCCAGTAACAAATACCATTTCTATTGAACCGGTAAAATCATTTAAAGATGAAGTAACTAAAGGTTGAGGGTATTTACTTCTTTCAAGTAAATTTTGTTTTATTACAACACCGGATGCAAGACTGGTTCTAGCAGGAATAAAGTCTTTAATCATATTAAATAATGAGTTATCAAAATATTTGATAAGTCTTATGTAATCTGTAAAGTTGTAATTGCCTGTATATTTTTCAAAATAGCTATTGGCTAGTTTATCTAAATCTGGGTAGTTGTCTAATCTATCAAATCGTTGTCTTGGGTCTCCTATATATTCTCCAAGATTAAAGAAACCCATTTGATCCATTATATCCTCATTTATTTCATTTTGAGGAGAAAATGCTACTTCAAGATAGTTTATATTATTAGTATAATTATTTTCTTCTTGACTATTTTGTTGGATTTGAATAAAGCGAGATAGGGTATCTCCTGCTGGTAAGCTAGCAGAGATTGGATGTATTTTATTAGAAACTATGTTTCTAATACCCGCAATAGGTTGATCAAAATAAATTGTTTCATTATTAGGAACAAAATTTGATGGATTGCCAATATTAAAATTACTATCGGAAACAAATGAAGAAGTTGCAATCCAAGATCCTGTAACTTTAGGATGGATTGAAACTGAGCTAGTATATAATTCTCCACCTAATGAAGCTCTAAATGCTAATTCTAAGGGAGCTCCATCCCACGAAGTTGCTTCAATAGAATCGGGATTCATTGTAAAATCCTCAAAGCTACTTAAAGCTATTTTCTCAGTGAAATATCTTATTTCTTGGAATAATCCAGAGAAAAAACCATAGCCCCCAAAGGCAGATCCAAAATTATTTCCAAAAGATGCTTGAGTTGAATTTTCCCATTTAGTATAGGTTAAATTAACTGATTGAGAGGCTATAAAACCTATTTGGCTGCCATCATCTCCATTGTATATATTATTAGCTGCAAATAAAGTAAAACTAGCAGTATTGTTTACAGTTATTGCTGTAGACCACCAACCACCATCAAAAAATGGTAAATATAAACTAGCAGAAGTTTGGGGGTTAGTATTATAATCTGGGTAGAATTTTAAAAATGCATACTCATTATATGGGTTAACAACTGAGCCGCTATAAGATCCTGAAGAATTAACTGATCCTGAGTATTCTAAGCTAAGTAAAGATCCTTGATTTGTAACAAATAAACTTTGACTTCTAGATAATTGAGCTGATTCAACTCCAGGTGTTTTAAATCTAAAAGCAACTGTTTCTGGCTTATTAGTTGTGTAGGGAGTATTCCAAGCTGAATTTAATGTAAATTCTGAGCTTATAAAGTCAGCAGCTTCAACACAATCATAAGCATAATTAAATTTATTTTGCCAAAAATCCCAATCATTTGAATTAATTTTATCTTTTCCACCAAATTCTGATACTCTTAAAATTGTATCAGGGATACCATAAATTGTAATAAGAGCTTTTAAACCATCTACTGTACCTTTTTTCTTTAAAAGAAATGGTAAAGCATTATATATTCTTTTGTATGTTCTATAATTAACATCTTCTAAAGGGATAGGCTCTGCTGAAGAGGTAACAAAAGTTGTAATAAGTTCTGATCCAGTAGGGGGTAAATATCCTCCTTCGGGATTATATCCTAGAAGGGCTATGTAAAGATCGTCTGATGAGAAATTGTTTTGGTAAAGTTTAACACCAAATGATCTTAATGCATCAGCAACAAGATCTTTTGAAATACCAAAATTAATTCTATTGTCGTTATTGTATCTATTTTCTAAATCTTTAACATAAAGCCAAGTATTATCAAAGCTTTGACCAACCATGTTTGTAAATAAAACATAAGGTTCGTTCAAACTATCATCTCTAATAAATTCGGGTATAACGTAAAATAAATTATTAACATTATTTTTATCGTAATTTTCTGCTACTAAAGATTGGGAGTTAAACCAGTTTATACCAACAGACGAAGTTGTAGAGTATAAAATAAATGGAGGATTTCCATTTTGTTTAGGCCATGTTGTAGAAGAAGATTCGTAATATAGATAATATTCATAACCATCAAAATTACGAATAATATCATTAACTTGAAATTCTAAAATAGCATTAGAGGAAGAAATTGGGAAAGACCCAGAAATAGATCCTGTAATATTACTAAATAGAGATTGCGAAGTTTGATATTCTTCTAGTAATCCTAATTTATATTGAAAATTAGATAATCTTTTTTCAGCAGAGGATAAATAAATAAAATTATTGTAAAGTGAATAATCTACATTTATTTCAATTCCTTTTTCTTGAAGTAAACTATCTAATTGATTAAATGATCCCGAAACTGTAGTTTGAGTTAAAGATGAGAAATTTTGATAATCTGTTGAATTATTAGTCTCAGTTTTAACATTTAAATTAGTATTGGGTCCTGATATTGAAATAAAATCATCTGGTAGGTTATATACCTGACTAATAGAAATTTGATAAGCTACAGATTCTGCTGCTTGTTCTACAACCCAACATGTAGACTTTACCTGAAATTGATTAGGTAAAGCTTCATAAAGTTTAATAAGGATAGTTGGATTTGTAGGATCAGATAAATCTGTTGTAATATTATTTGCAATTACTAACTGATTTGAACCAAAATCTAAATAAAAATCTTTGTAAAATTCTACACTTGCCTTAATTTCTGCTTCTAATTCTCTTGCTAAAGGAATAAAAATAACATCAGGAATAGTATTTGAGTCTAGTCTAATTTCTGTTCTATCTGAGCTGATTTCAGAAATAAAGAAGTTATTATCTATTGAAGAGCTTAAACGAGTCTTTAAAAAATTGTAGACTGTTATAAATTCACCAACATTAAACCCATATTCAGCAGCATCTACAACCGGATTAATATTGATAGTAGAATAATACCCTTTATTTTGAAGATTGGGATCATTTGTTACAGTAAAATCTGTAAAAGAAATAGCCGGTGTATCTACAGGATATAGTAAATCTTTTTGTAAAGAAAATACAAAGTATTCTATATAATCGTTAGATTCTCCAAATCTACCATCAACAAGAGAACTATTGATTAAGGATTCATCCTGTAAAGTGTATGTTTGTAACTCTAGGGTCCTAGGATCTACTGGTAGTACTTGTATTATTTGATCAGACATTTTGAGATGTAGTGATTTGTTGTAGTAAATCTAAATTTTCTTGCCTAAGTTCTGTAACTTCATCAATTAAAGCTTGAATTTGATCGTCTACAATATTTGATGTTCCTATATATTCTTGGCTAGTTTTTATCAAATATTCGTGTGAATTTATGATTCCAAATTTTGGAATATCAAAAAATAAAGCTTGATAATAGGTAAAAAATTCATCGACAGAAGGAAGAATACTACCTGTGTCAGAAGTAGTGGTAACTAACTGCGAAAAACTTGTGTTAATAGTTCTTTCATATTGAGTCTTTGAAAAAACCTGTTTATTAAGATTTATTCTTTCTTGACTCATCCGTTAATTACTTTAAAATTATATTCCATATCTTGAACTATAGTAGAACCACTAATAGTGTATTGGAGTAATATAGTATAGTATCTTTCGGGCTGCAAGCCGTTCATGTAGAGAAAAAAGTAACTTGATTCTTGGTCTGCACTTAGTTTAGTATATTCTGGGTCAAATGGAATTACATATTCATTTGTATCTAGATCTTTAATAGCGTATAAAGAAGATCCTGAAGGTAAATAGAAGTTTTGTGTATAAAGAGATGCAGTTTGAAATGTAATTTCGGGATATTTAGGTCTTGCATCTATTCTAAAACGTTGTATACTGCTGGAATAGAAAACACCAGCATTATTGGCGATTGATATGTAGACGTTGTCTGTAGGAACTACAATTTTGTTAGAACCGCTAATGTTAAATACACTATCGTCCCATTTAAATTCTAATACTGGAGGGTAAATAGTATGTGTATCTACCGAATAGTATTGGAGTACCGGTTGTACTGCTTTAGCAGAATTGAATTCTATATTATCGTCCCATTTTACTAAAAAGCCCTGATTTACAAATTCGGAGCCAGTATACCAAATATCAACTATACCTTTTACATCTACATTTAAATCTTTATTACTGTGGTAAGTAAAACTTTGGGTAACGGGTATGGTAGTTGAAGCTGAGTAGTACCAAACGGTTCCTCCTGGATTGCTGTTTTGCCAAGAGCCGGTAACTTTTTGTGGTAATGAAAGTACATTAGTAGGCCATGCTAAACCATTTGCATAGTTTTGCCATACCCAAGATACACCATCAGTTGAAATAGGATTATCTAAATATTTTCCGGTACCCATACCCCAAGACCCAGAAATTGGATATATTTCTATATCGTAATCTAGATTTATACTTTGTGCCGTTGCTATAAATAATTGAAATTTAGCAGTCCAATCTTTATCAACAATTAAATTATCTAAGACCGATATAATTTGATCTTGGTTAAATTTAATTAGGGCTCTAGCGACTTGAGCACTACTGCTTATTGCAAAATTAAGGTTTGTAACATCTAAGATCTCATCTAATCCCGTATTCATTTGTGGGAATAAAGAATAGACTGTAGCGTCTTTTTCGGGGAAAATTTTATATACGGCCATTTTATAATGTTACAATTCTTCCTTTAATATCGGTTAATGGGTATTTTACTTCAAAAATCATTGGATCTAATGAAGGGTATATAACACCATTTACAGTAGCTCCGTTAATATCATATGCATATTGAGAATATCCATTAGAAGTACCTACTTTATTAGTTATTTTTATATCTTTTATAGATTGTACTCCAGGAACATTGCTAATTAAAACATAAAGATCACTTAAAATAATTGGTTCATTTATTTGCCAATTTCTAATAGCAAATCTTAAAATTAAAGCATTTATAGCTGCTAATATAACATCATTAGAATTATAATTAGGTAATACTAAAATTTCAAAATCAATTCCAATATTAATAATAAAGGCATCTTTTATATTTACTGAATCTCCAATAATTCTATATTGTGATAAATAAGTAATTAAATTTTGTTTTAAAGTATCACTAGCTACAGTTAAAGTACCATCATTATTACTTGTTAAAACATAAAGATCTAAAGTAGATGGGATTTCTCCTGGAAGAATGTTTTGTAATTTAGTTTTTTCTATAAATGCCTTAGAGATACTACCATAAATGCTGGGTAGAGATAAAGCTCTAACTAAATAGTCGTCCGGAGTTACTGCTCTTAATTGAGTAGAAAAATTAGCAAGTGTGTTTTGTCTAATTTCTTCAATACTATCTCCATCTTGCCCACCAGAAGCTGCTATTGGGTTGTTAACAGCTACACTATTAAAGATAAGGTTTGCTTGTGATGCCGCTGAATTGGGGAGATTGTTTAAAAACTGAACATTTGAAGTATTTAAAACAGTTAACACTCCTGAAGCCACATTAGCCGAAATTCCACCACCTGTTAAATATCTAACTGTTAAAGTTGTATTAGATGGGGCTAAACCATATGTGTCGTTAAACATAAAGTTTGTAGGAGAAAATGCTGTAGTTAATTTACTTTGTTCAAATGGTAATCCTAAACCTACGTTATCAGCATTAGGTACTATAACTTCTGTAATTTCATTTGAAGTACCAGCACCAAATTGTAATTCAAGAGATCCGGTATTAATAAAACGAGTACTAAATCTTCTAGGTACTTTTTTAAGTCTTAAAAGATAAGGTACTTGATCATTGTTAGCGCTTGAGTTTGGGTCGTTTTGAGGAGTATTTTGAATTGTATCAAAAATTGCATCTTCTGCTAATGCGGGTACTTCGTAATATTCATTTCCATCACTATCAAAAATGTCTAAAATTCCAACAAGTTGTTCATCATTAATTACAACAGTTGAGAATTCTTGAGGTATTCCAAAAGAGAATGTAGTTGTGTTAATAGTAGCTGATATTGCTCTAACACTTTTCTTTAATAGATAATAAGAAGGTTGTGTTCCTGAGAATGTGAATACACTTATTTCTGTTGGATTGTTTGAGCTTGATACTGAAAAATCAACTTTATCTTGGACTAGAAAACTAATATTGCTATTATTATTATCAGAGACTACAGAATTTTGTTGAACAATTAGAGTGTAAGACCAATCTGGATTTCCATCTACAGGGTTTGCTGGTAGTTGTTGGTAAAAATCAATATTACAAGTAGCTACTCCAGTAACATTAGGTTTATATCCTAACATATAAGCTAAATTAAATAAATTAGCTGGTTCTCTAGTGTATTGAAGATATGTTTCTTGTATTTGATTATCTAAATAGAAAGATATTACGTCACCTACATAGGCAGCCATTTCCATAAACATCATACCTGGTGATGCTTCTGTAAAATCATTATAAGTAGTTGGGAAATAAGTTTTGCTATAATTAATTAAAGCTTGTCTTATTTGACCAAAATCTTTATTTATATATTGTATGTTTCTATTAGTTGACATTAGGCAAATTCAAGATTGATAGTATCTCTTATATCACTATTTGAGACATTGTATGTTATATTTACTAAAATTGTATTGTAATCAGGGTTTTGACTAACTATTAAATCTTCAATTACAACAGTAGGAAAATTAGTTTGGATTTCTTCGGAAACCATTTCTTCAACTCCATCTAATGTTCTATTAGTAATTTGTTCAAAAATGATTGATCTTAAATTTGAACCAAAATTAGGATTTAAAGGTCTTTCGCCTTTATTAGTTAGAAAAAAATTAATTAAATTATATTTTGTTGCTTCTCTTGTAGTAAAATTTGATATAAACACAGCATTCCCTGATAAAGGAAGATTTACCCCGACCGCATACCTTGGTCTTAAATCAATGGGGGCTATATTTACTGCTCCGAAAGGCATTATTTATTCATTAGGGCCATAATTTGGTCTAATCCTACATTGCCTTGAGGTAACGAAGTACCTTCAGCAGAAGTATTTACTCCTGTAGGAACTTGGAAAGAATTTAAATTAGCCGTAGTCATAGAAATAGTATCTTGTCCTCTCCTCATATCTCCCATAATACTTTCCATCATTGCTCTTTTTTCAAGTGTTGATTTTTGTGGGGTTTGAGCAGGGGTTGAAGGAAGAGTTATGGGGTTTGCTTGATAAACTTCATGGGTAGGTGCTTTAGGAGCACGAACTGCTTCCAAAAGGATATCTTTTAGTTCCTCTTGGATAGCTTCTCTAACTGCTTCTTTGATAATTTTTTTAAAATCGGTTGACTTCATGGTAATAAATATTAGATTTAATAAGCTTTTAAATTATTTCTATCAATTATAAGCTTCAGTTCATTAATTAAAGTTTCGGGGTTGGATGTAAATGAAAGTTCGGATTCAAGTACGGGGATACCAAATTGATTTAAAGCTAAAGCCCGTATTCTATTAACAGTTGGGCTAAAAGCTATTGTTTCTATTTGGAAAGTAAAACCTTGATATGTGTTATCTGGGGTTGTTGTTTCTACAGGTAAATTGGGGACTGCTGAAAGAGTTAAATTAGGATTGCATAAAGTGATTAAGTTATCGAATTGTCCTAATAAATTTATAATTTGGGTAAATACATTAACAGTAATAGTTAAAGGAATATTTACAGCAGATAATGTTGATTGAGCTTTATCAATTCTAGGTCGAAGAGTTCTAATTTGTTTTTGAATTAAATCTAAATTAGAGACTGCAGGGCCTAATATGGGAGCAGGAAGTAATCCAAGACCTGTAGATACAATAAGAGCACTTTCAACTGTTGATATTACATTAATTGTTGTATTTAAAGCATTTGTAGCACTATTTAAACCAGTTAATGATTGGTTTATAGTATTAAATTGAGAATTTAATCTTGTTAATATTCCAACAATATTATTTCGAGTTTCAACTAATTGAGTTAATCTATCAGGAGTAGGACAATAATTTTGTTTTAAAGTGTTAATATTTAACCCACTATTTTCATCTGTTGTGAACCCTGTTAAATTAAGTTCTTGAGATAATGTTTGAAGTTTAGGAAGAACTAAACTAATAGCTTTTTGTCCTAAATCTAAAACACGTTTTCCTAAAGCTGCTTGACCTTTTAATTTTAAATTATCAGGTATAGCATTTTCTATTAAGTTAGAAGGTATAACTTGTATCTTAGACAATTCATTAGCTGAATTAATTAAAGATGCACGTTGCTGTCTTATTTTTTCTATTTGAGAAGGGGTTGCCATTATATAGTACGTACAGAATCAGATAATAAATTTTTCAATCTTCCTTGTATATTTCTAAGCGCTAAGTTACTTATTTGAGCTGCACTCCTTGTAGGTTCTAAAGGAACACCTGGAGTTAGGGTAGTTTGGATTGATAGATTTTGGGTTAAAGTGATTAATTCATTAAGAATATCACTAAGTAAACTCACAGTCTCGTTACCATATAAAACTTGCTGTGTAGCATTTTTAGATCCTAGAAAAACATCAGCTCCCTGTAAAGTTATAGGACCTGTTGTATCAAAATTTATAGATTCAACCGCTGTAAAACCTATAGATTTTTGAGAAGATAAAAGTAAATGGTCTTGTGTAGTATTAAATACTAATCTGCCAGAATTTAATATAACTTGTTTACCCGAATATTGATTAGGGGTTGTAGGTTTTGCATTATCTGGGTAACTAAAGTATTCATTAATCTGAACAGCTTTAGATTCTAGGGGAATTTTTTGTGTACTTGTTAAATAAATTGAAGCATCATCTCCGTTTATTAAGTCAGTTTGAGGAACCCATGCTGGTTCATTTGTACTAACTTGACCATTTCTAATAATTGTAATAGGGCTTCCTACAGACCCCTCTGAAGACCAAGGGTTTAAATTAGGATCTTCAGCTGTGCTACCAAATCTAATACCCTGACCCCATCTACCTTCATAAATTACGTCTCCAGGATATGCTCTGGATGGGTGAATGTTACTTTGTTCAACAAAACCTGGTCCTAAATTTATAGCTGGTTCTTCATCTTCAACAACATTATAAACTCCTCCAAAAGATGTAATATAGTTCTTCTTTGTTGTAAGATTAGGATCTAAAGGATTAGGGGTTGCGTTTTGGTGCGGTGTATTCCAAAGATTTAGAATAGAAATATAATAAGATTCAAAATCTGAAACATTAGTTTGTCCTGTAATTTTATCTAAACCCTGAACTAGTAAAACTATTTCGTTTTGTAAAGGATATTGTTTGATATTTGGATAAAAAGGTCGAGCTATATTATAAGTTCCAAAAGAAGCTCCTAAAGGATCTCTTACAAGTTCAAATTCAATAGTGCCAATTGAAGTCCAGCCCCCGTATTTTTTAAATTTAGGGTGCGATGAGTCTAAAATAACATCAACAACTCTGACTATTGTTAATAAAGTCTCAACATAAAAATTAGCCTTTTTATTATCTTTTATAAAGGGATTGCTCATTATTTACTAAACTTTTCTATTTCAGCCAATAATTGTTGTTTTTCTTCTTCAGAAATAGTTAAAGATTCACCTACACTCTGAGCTGCTAGAGCTCTTTGAGCTAGTGCTGCCATCTTTATAAGAAGATCATCATTTTTTACACCAATTTCAAGATATTCTTTAATTAAGGGCACTAAAAGTGTAGCGTCCCCTATATCTTCTATCATTTCTTTTAACTCATTAATAAGAGTTGAAAGTTGTTTTTCCTTTTTCTTTTGGTTATTATATATTTCTTCTAATACATTAGAGAAACTTTTATTCCCAAAAACAATCTTATCAAGCTGACTCATACCTTTTATTAATAAATATTAGGTTAAATGAATCTTATAACACCGGTATCTAAATAAATAAGATAAGCTTTTTGGAAGATAGCATAAAGTCTATTTGCTATTTTAGTAATTTGAGGTGTTTTTACATCAATTACCATTTCTCTAATGTAAATGTATAGAGCTTTTTTATTAAATATGTCTAAATTTTCCCTTTTTCTAAAAAGTTCTAAAATTGAATCCGCAACCTGCGCGTCTAATTCTTTAGGGAAATATTCAAAAAGATATTCTGTAGTATGCTCACAAAATTGATCAATAAAAAACGATAATTTTTCTATATTGGGGCGTTCCTCATCAATAGTATACGAATGATTTTCATTTGTATATAATTCTTCTACTGGGGTTTTTTCTATTTTGCGTTTGTAATTTTTAATATTAGATATAATTAAATATCGCTTTACAATCGTCCCAAAATATGAATATGCCTTTGCTCCTCTTTCAGGATTAAATAAGTGCATTTTAATTAATAAAAACGCAATAATTTCATGTTGAAGATCTTCTATATTATCTACTTCTGTATGATAAAATTTAAAAGTATGGATTATGTTTTCAGTTAATTTAAAAAAAGCATAATGGATCTTTTCATGGTAGATTTTTTCTTTTATAGAAAAATCTGTGGCTAAATTATAGGCTACAATTGCGTCTTCGGTCTCCTGTGTAAAATATTGAATACCTTTTTTGGGTTTAACATCCATATTATTTTTTAAGTCTGTACTCTTTTATAAGCTCATTTAATAATTTTAGTCTCTCAAAAAAGAAACCTACTTCATCATCCGAACTAAAAGCACCTTTAGTATCAATTTCTTGAATTCTTTTATTTATAAATTGAATAACTTCATCAATTTCATTGATATGTTTTTCATAAGATAAAATAATATCTTCACCCTTTTCATTTTTCTTAAGAAGATTAAAGGTCGCGAATCCAAGGACCACGACCAAAATCGAAAGAATTACAATAATTAGTATCATAAGTTATCTAACATACTTCTTAATCCTTCACTTTTAACCGAACTAAGTGCTTTTTGTTTTGCCTGGTTAGGTTTTAGTGTAGGTTTCATATTATTTTGACCTAATGTACTACTAGATTTACTTTGGGGCACGGGATTTTTAAATTTAGGTAACCATTCCTGTTCAAATTCAATACGCGCCGCCATAAGATCAGCCTGGTGGATAATAAATGGTAAAGCTGTACGTGGTTTTTGTTCTGGGAGATAACCCATAAGGTATTTTTTGTTAGCTTCATCGTACAAACCATCGTGGGTTTGGATAGCTACCATTTCATTAAAACTATAAGAAATTCCGTGAGATTGAAGAAGAAATAAAGAACGATCTGGGACTGAAGAAAATGCTAATGATTTATTAAACATCCATTCTTCTCCAAGTTTTTCTTTTCTCCATTGGTCAGTATTAGGGAGGTAAGCTTCATGTTCACTATCACCCATTTTACCTAAATCATGGTTTAAAGCGGAAAATATTAATTCTTCTTTAGTATATGTGGTAATGTCTGAACCCATATCGGCCCATGTTTTATGGAGCGCTAGTGCGCATTTAACCACACGGTTAACATGATCTACATAACCACCAATAAAAGCATTATGATATTCTTTTTTATGTGAAGCTGGCATCATAGCAATACGATCACCATACTTCTCATAAAATTCGAGTAGTTTTTCTTTTCTGGGAGATTGGATGTGGTCTTGAATATAACCTAAGAATTCTAGCCAATTACTTTGAATTTTTTCTGCAACCATATTAATTAATTTT